TATTCGAGTGTATCGGCTCCGATTACACTCCTTGAATATGCAAAGACGATGGATCAAGATAGTCCAACTCGTATCTTTGTAGAGAACATGGCTGCGGAGAGCGACCTAATGGCGTCAATGCCATTTCTCCCCGCAATGAATGGTAAGCGCGCTTATATGGATATTGCCACAGTGCCACAGGTTGGCTTCCGTGGTTTGAACACAGCGGGCGGCGAAGCCACAGGTCACTTTAACCTTCGTGAAGAAGACACGTTCTTCGTCGACGAATATGTTAAAGTCGACCGCGCAATCATGGATCGTCTTGGTCCTGAGCACGAAGCTCGCCAGATTAAGTTGAAGACAACTGCGCTTGCGCAGATGTTTACTCAGAATTTTATTAAATCTGACAACGATCTGAATCCAACGGCTCCGAATGGTATTCAGTCACGCTGCAACAACCTTGCTACAAACGCTGGCACGGGCGGCAATCTGTATAACAATTCGACTGCTGCTGGCGGTGCTCCGCTTTCGCTTGCTAACCTGGATATCCTTTACTGGTTAGTGAACAAGCCAACCCATTGGCTAATGCCTCGCGGCCTTATGCCTTATCTTGACGCTTCTGCGCGCGATCCGCAGCTCACCAATAATACGGTGACTTACGATATGGCAGATCCGTTGGGACGTCGCGTTATGCGCTATAAGGGCTTGCCGATCTTGTTTGGTTACGAGCCTGACGACTCTCCTGACATGCTTCCGTTTACGGAAGTTGGCGCAGGCGGCGGCGCTCCTGCAACTGCTTCGATCTACTGCATCAGCCTCCGTGATGGCGGCCTGTATGCGATCGAACAAACGCCTCTTACGGTTCGCCCTGAGGGTCAGTTGATTGGCGCTCCGTTCAACTCAACTCACATTAAATGGGACTGGGGTATTGCCCGCGAACATCCTCGTTCGGTAGCTCGCCTTACGTCTGTCACCGCTGCAAAGATCGCAGCGTAATTTAACGCAAGGAGAATACGACGATGCCTTTAGGCCCATTTATTGGAAACAACGGAGCTCCGGTTCCGTTTAATCCACCAACGAAAGTCGGCACATTTGACGCTGCTAACTGCTTCACTGGCAGCTTGACGCCTCAGACGTTTACGGCTTCCGGCTACTTTCAAGAGAGTGGCGCTCCGGCAACGCTCGATGTTGGCCCAGGTCTTTTCGATGGCTATTGGATTATCGACTGGACGGCGCGCAAACAGACGGCGGGAACTGAGGAATACACTGTGTATCTTCTCGGCTCTAACGATCCTGCGTTTGCGCCTGGCAACACTGAGATGTTGGCGGTGCAGGACTTTGGTGGCGCTCGCTCTGCCGTTGCTCCATCATTTAATACTTGTGGCGCAAGTCCGGCTGTTACTAGTGGCGAAACAAACTATATCCCGGTCTTAAACTTTAAGTCGGGTATTGTTTACCGCTACATTCGCGCTGGCATTGATGTTAATGGCACGGCTCCAACGGCTACCGTTAATAGCTGGCTAACTTACGATGCAGGTTAATAGATGATCAGCTTGATAAAAGGTTATTACAAAGATCCGGCTAATGGCCAGGTAACAGAATATCAGGGTTATGCCATTGACGTGCATGACGCTGTTAGGCGATTTCCTGATCAGTTTAGCCTAAAGCCTTGGGACGACGCTAAGCCTGCGAAGCAGCCTGAAACGTCAATCCGCAAGACGGTCTAGTAATCTGACTAAGGATGGACTGAGGAGGGCCGGGAAATTCCCGGCCTTTCTTGTTGAGGTGCGGTGAATAGTTGCTTTGGCGTCGATAGCTTTGCAACATGACAAACACGCCAGATTACCCGAATTATGCGAACGTTGATCCGCAAACGCGGGTTTTCGATCTTTCCGATAAGCTCAAAATTATTAATCAGGCGCTAACAAACACTGGAAACAATCCAGTTGATGTTTACGATGATACGTCTGACGAATGGCGCGTAGCTAATAATGCATATGAGCAGGCCGTCCTATTCCTCCTGGGAGAATATGATTGGAACTTCTCAACTGATCAGATCCCATTACAGCGTATCGGGGATAGCAATTACCCTGGGTATAAGGATGTTTTTGCCAAGCCGGTCGACTGTATCCAAATCGTAAATGTTTGGAGAATAGACGATCAGCAAAGGCTAGAGCGTTACCTGGCGGCGTATAATAGATCCATGGCTGATATGTATCCGCCTGCTCTTACCTATAGAGTTATAGGCGATGCGATACATACGATCGCGCCAGAAGGCGTTTACGCGCTTTACACAAAATTTCCCCAGGGAGCTCAGGATTGGTCAACTGGTTTTCAGGCGTGCCTGAGAACCAAGATAGAAGCCAACATTTATCGCGCGCTCAATGAAGATTACCAGATGGCTACGGCCTGGGAGAAATATTCAGATGAGCTCCTGGCGCGCGCTAAGACTCGTAACGCTCAGGAAGATTCTACTCGTGTGATGTTTAAGTCCCGCCTGGTCGCGTCGAGGTTTATCCGTCGATATGGTGGGGGGTATCGGTATTGAGCGCCGGATCTGATTTCGATATTCAGGTCGACTTTTCAGGAGGGCAGATTAATCAATCTTCCCGCCGAAGGAATGACGTCAATGTTGTAAAGGCTGGCGGCCAAGTATGCCAAAACTGGCGCTGCACGGCTACGGGTCAGCTTATACCAAGAGCTGGCCGAAATCTTCTTTACTATACCGATACAACCCGCGGTGATTATGTTCGTGTTTCTACCGGCGAAGAATTTCTAATTAGATTTTCAGCTCACAAATTAGAGTTTGTCGATCTTATTGGAAACGTCATAGCTTTTGTTGATGATCAAAAAGTCCTTATTTGGGACGCTCGCCATATAAGCAATATTAATTTCGCTCAGGCTCAGGACAATATTTATATCTGCTATCCTACTATGCGGCCGTATATGTGCGTATGGGATCGACAAACGCGCAAGTGGGATTTTTATCAATTCTCATTTGATCAAGGATCTGGCGCTATTAAGATGCCGTTTTACCGTCGCGCTGTTCTTGGCGCGGCTATGTCTTATGACGGATTGACTGGCGACGTTAATTTAACCTGCTCGAAGAATTACTTTACGCCTAATCTAGTTGGCGCAATTATTTCGATATTAGGCCAGCAAGTAACAATCAAAGAATATAAAGCGCCCAATAAAGTGGTTGCCACGGTAACATATCGATTGCCGGAATCTATCGCAGTTGCGGTAAAGGATATTGCGCCCTTTATCCCAGGTCAGATCGTTCAGCTCGCGGCGTCAGGGGTTAAGTTTGAGGTTGGTTCTGTTAAGGCGCTTCCTGACAAAGATAATCCAAATGCCGGAACTGTTGTCGGCGTATTGATTTCAAACATCATATTTGAACAAGCTGCTTATCAGCAAAACGATCAGCTTGTTTCTCCATTAGGCGCGTCTGCTCAAACCAATCTTCCTGGTAAGGCGGATCCGGGTTCTCCAACTATCCAGTGGCAAGAAGAGTTTTTTAGTTCGCGCCAGGGATACCCTGAGAGCGTTTCATACGATCGGGGACGTCTGATCTTTACGGCTTTCCCTCAGGCGACAAATGCAGTTCTTTGGTCTCAGATAGGATCGCCCAATAGTTTCTGGATTGATACTGTTGCCGCTTCTACTCAGCCTGGCGCCGGCGGCAATGCTGACTCGGCAATATTTGAGCTCGTCTCAGGATCGCAAGATATTTTCTTTGTTCAGGGATGGCAGCAAGGTCAATTCGTTTTTACAAGACGCGGCGTTTATTACATCCCAGCTTCGCAGCAATATCCTGTCCAGCCAGGTAACATAACATTCGAAAGAATTTCAGACGACGGCATTGCTAATGTTCGACCAATTACACTGAACGATGCAATGTTATTTATTAACTCTGAGCTCAATCGTATTGCGGCTGTTCGTCCTACTGGCTCATATACGCGCCCGTTCTTGACGCAAGACGTGTCTGATATGCACACGGATCTCTTTACTGGGCCGGTGCATATTACCGTCACAACTGGTGACGGCTATCGTCCTGAGCGTATGGTCTATGTCGTCAACAAAGACGGGTCAATTGTTGTAGGTAAGGCAGCTTTTGGCTCAGAGGGTCAGCCATTGTTTATTGGTTGGTCTCCTTGGGTATCAAACGGAACTGTAACGTGGCTTTCTGCAAGAGGCCCGAGTGTATTTTATACGACGGTTTATAATTACGGAGATGTTGCATATGCCGCTTGCGAGACAGGAACGGAGCAAGTTTATTTAGATCACGCTCTTCTTGTTAATGGAAGTAATGGAAAAGCTACCCCGCCAGATGGAAAAGGTATTTTCTATCAAGCCCCAGCCGGGACGATGGTTACGTTAATGGATTACAATCTCGACTATGGCGAGCGCGCCATTGATGAGAATGGATTTATTATTCCGTATCCGGGTGAAGATCTATCAAGCCCGACTTTAGTTGCGGGTTTTTATACCCCCTCGATCTATAGGCCGTTTAGTTACTTTGATAGAAATGGCGATAGAACAAAAAGAATAAGTATCGATCGAATATCTATTAACGTTGAGCAATCAACTGATTTTATGCTCGGCAATAAGACATTTACAACAAGCGTATTTGGAACTGATGGAACTGCTCAGCCAAAACTACTTGATGGCACATTCAGGATAAGAACGCTTGGAAGATCTTGGAACCAGTCGGTTGATGTAATTAAACATCGCCCTGGACCGATAACAGTCTGCGAGCTCTCATTGGAGGTTTCGAACTAATGGGTGACGGCGCATCTATGCAGGAAATGGCCGGCGGCCTGTCTGCAATGGGTATATGGGACCAATCCTATACCCAAGCACAAAATATTATGCAGCAAGGCCAGGACGCTCTTTTTCAAAATGAGTATCAGGCTGGTCAATATCAGATTGCAGCGCAGGTTGCAGATATTCAGGCGGCGCAAACCAACTTTTCCATGAGGCAAAGGTGGGATTCACAGATGGCAAACGTTAATGCCGTCATGGCCATGGATGGTTCTGATCCAAATAGTCCGTCTAATTGGGCTGTTAAAAATGCTGCACAGGGAAAACAGGATAACGCGCTCGAAAATACATCAGCTAATTTTTACAATGATAAGATGGCAAAGATGTCTGCGCGCAAGCTCTACATGCTGCAAGGCTATAAAGCGCAATACATGGCTAATCAAAACGCAACCGCAACTCTTGCCAGCGGTCACATGGCGTCAATGGGCGCAATGCTTTCTGGTTTGGCTGCCGCGCAAAATAGCAGAACGCAAGTCAAGCAAGCTCGCTTTGGCGCGATGACAAGTATTGCGGGTAGTGCTCTCGGTCTCTTAGGTGGATTGATCTAATGGTTGATATGCCAGATGTAAAACCGGTTTTAACTCAACAGCCGGAAGTGCAGCTTGATAGTTCAATCTTTAGACGCGGCGACGCGCTAAGCACTGGCCAGGGCATGCAGGCGCTTGCTCAGGTCTTGAACGCGTATGGCGAGGCCCAAGTAAAATCTAAGATTGCCAGTATTGAACAAACAGGAAAACTCGGGTCGATGGCGATCGGAGCTCTCGGCTCTCTCGCTGGAAAGATGAAAGAAAAATCCAACGATTTCTCTATGACTTTCCAGCGAGATAGCGAGGGGAACTTACAGCCTATATCTGGAAGCGGCGGAGATTTCGGCGGCTTTGATTTGTCAGGTATGCTTGGCGGATCCGCTTCAAGCTGGTTTGGCGCCCCTAATGCAAACGAAACAAGTGGAGCTAATCCGCAAGGGGCTAAGGCTTCCGAAGCGTATGGCCATGCCATAACAGTAACAAATAGGGCTGCGGCTCAAACAATTATAAATGAGAATATTAATACCCTTAGAAATAAGTATGAAAATGATCCTGACCAGTTTCAAGTTGCTGTCGGTAAATATGCTGACGCCTTTATTCAGCAAGGATACCCTGAGGGTGTTGGCGAATCTATGTGGTCTCATGCCGTCCAGGTTGGGTCACAGCATCATATTTCACTTGTAAATAATAAAAGGGAAAGAGATCTACATAATGGTTACAATGATTTACTTACGCGTAATGGAGATCTGAAAAACGATTTATCAAATGTTTCTTTTGGCACGCCTGCTGATAAGCCAGACTTTATTGAGAAGACGCCAGAGTATGCGGCTTATAAACAAAATCTGATCGAGCTTCAAAACAACCCATATTTTAAATCAACATATACGCCTGCAAGAGTTGAGCATGAGCTCAATATGACTAAGCAGGAGGCGCTTAATAGTTGGGCCCAGGGCAATGTTCAGCGCATAAGAGATCAACCCGGTGGCGGTATTGATAAGGCGACCGAGTGGGCTAGAAAAAATATTCTAGAGTCAAAAGGTCCGCTATCTCCTGAGCAAAGAGAATCTGCATTTAATAATGCGGTGAATAAAATAACGTCCTTAACTGATGAGCAAAAAACTAAAAAGCAAGCTGCTGTTTCGCAGGCAGATGGTTTATCTGAACTTTATTCCAAAGGCATTCCCGCCAACGAGCAGCAATTTAATGAAGCCTATAATGAGGCTATGACGCATTTTGCGCCAGAGGCCGCAGCTAAGTTGCGCGCCTCTCGCAATCTTTATGAAATGTATTTCAAACCTGCTGGCGGTTTAAGCCCTCAGCAAGGAGCTGCTTCAATAATGGGGCCGCAGCCTCAAAGCACTGCTGGTATAAATTTTTCAAGCGCCCAGGGTGTGAAGAAGTTTTTTGAGGCTAAGGGTTGGACGCCGCATCAGGCGGCGGCAATAGCTGGTGCGTTTTCTCAGGAAAGCCGATTTAATCCTAATGCGATTAATCCTCGCGATGGACGTGATGGCTCAGATTCAATTGGTATTGCGCAATGGAACGGTCAGCGCGCTCAAAATCTAAAAGCGTTTGCTGCTTCGCGCGGTAAGCCGTGGAAC